CCGATCCGAGCAGATTTTCTCCCTCAAGTGCATGCAGTAAGACAGGTTCTGCGCAAAGGTGACAGAATAAGCTAAGCTAATGCCCCTGGCTGATGAGAGCCAGATGTAGAAAAACTACTAGTGGCTTCGCCACAAACTATAAATAGTTTTTTGTTCATCTGGCTATCACGTTTCCCCCCTTGCTCCCCCTGTATAAATGCAACCCCCCCTATATAGTTGAAGCCCAGATGCATAGACACAAAAAAACCCCGCCATTTCTGGCGGAGCTTGAAAGTGATCTAACCGAATCTAACGGGCTCTTCCCATCCTGCTGTGGGTCTGTCCTTTTCAGGCGTTTGAGCTTTCTCCTCTGGAGCTCGAGAGCTTGATTCCTTTGGCATAGTATTCGATTAGATGTGCAGTAAATTGTTAAGACCCACCCAGATCGCTCTGGGCAGGTCAGCTAACAGTCGCTATTCAGCGGAATCTTCTTCTTCGACCAGCTTCCAACTGTGGTCGAAACCGAGTTCGTAGCGGAGCAGTGTGCTCTCCTTCAAGTGAACGAGCTCTGGCTCGTTAACGCGAGACCACTCCTCGAGTGAGTCGTCATCCTTGTAGGTGATGGCGACCTTCTGTGCCCTCTCGTAGGCGGAGAGAACAGCGGCGATGACGGCGTCCTTGACGGACTCGGATACTTCTATTTTGTATTTTTTCATTTCAATGAACTTTATTTTGTTAGCGCCTTGGCTGACTGCCTCGGCTAACTACATAGTCTCATAGATTTGAACATACCGCGAGACATCATTTGCCCAAAATGCAACGTATAAGCAAATCTAATGGCATGCCAGTCCAGCATTAGCATAGCTTATACCCTCTGGGTGATGAGAGCCAAGATGGAACGAATGATATAATTGGGGAGGTACGACCCTCATTCGTGGAAGATTGGCTGTCATCAGTTCTAGGTAGACACAAAAAAGCCCCACCATTTCTGGTGAGGCTTGATGTTAATTAACCTTCTAGGTATTTTGAACGAGCTAGGTTAATAAGCTTATTGATTTCAACCTGCCTGTTGGCTTCTAGTAGTTCGAGCCTAACTGCAAGGAGTTCGTCTTTAAGTGCAACGATCTCCTGTGTTCTATCTACGATCTCCTCGTATAAGTATCTTTCTTGTTTAGTCATAATAAAAAGCGGTTTTACAGATCCGCAAACTGTTTAGTTGTTACTTTTGTTGAACGTATCCCATCTTGTATCCAAGCTTGGAAATCATCGCGTATACTATCGGCATACTGCACTTTGGCAGACTCTTGTCTTCCGATGCCTCGCGCTGAACCTCAATGTAATCAAGGATCTCATGAGCACTGTATCCTGTATCCAGAAGCTCCTTGGTTGTCTTCAGATAAGCGTCATGGCAGTTATACCTGCGCTTCTTGCCTGTGATCTTCTCGATTTCCTTGTTGATCTTCTTGAACTGAACGTCATTGCATTCAAGTTCGATTGTTCTTTTTCTTGTATTCTTTGTATTCATACGTGTGTATTTTCTGTTAGACCTAAGAATCGTCTTAGTGCGGAAGGTTCCCATTCAACCTTCAAGACCTAAAGAATATCACAGATACCAGCCTATGGAAAGCACCATCTGCCTACCGATATGAACGTAGTAGCAAATCTAATAGCAGTTGCATCCAGCATTAGCCACCCTTATATGATAGCCGAGACAAGCAAAAGTATGCTATAATTAGCGCAGCAGCATAGCTTTTGCGCAGGATCGGCTGTCATCAGCCAAACGAAACAACAAAGGGGTGGGGGTGGTCACTCGACTCAGTCGTCAACGGTTAGTAATATATTCACTACCTCGTAAAAAAAACCTCCCTCAAGGAGGGTTATCTGGGACGATTGTTTCTTCCTCTATTTTTCTTTACTGACATAACTCTAAGGTTGGATTTGCATCCATTCATAGGGTTACCATCTTTATGATCTATATCTTTGCCCTGGAGGGCGGGTTTTCCGTATTTACGGATAGCAGCTCTTCTAGCTTTATTACGTTGAGCTCTGCGTTTCTTTTGCTCTGGTTTAGCATTGTATGCTTTATCTTTGAGCTTAGCAATTTTTTCTTTATAGGTCATGGTATTATATTAGCACAGATTTTTGGATACAGCTTCGCCTAAAGCAAAGCATGCAGTAGTAGACAATAAATTGTCGGACTAGGTATTATCGAAGAGTGATCCGTAATACTGCAGCGTTATTTTATAGTTCCCTTCATGTATTCAGGGGAACAAACCCATAGCCCAGGTAGAGAGCCAATATCCCTATTAGTTCTTTGTCCAGCTGGACTGCGTTCGTTTTGTGTCGCGTCAGATGCTATCTGTAGGGTCGTTTGCACCGTTGAAGGCTTACCCTAGGGACTATGAATGAAAAGCCTTGACAGGCTCTTTGTGGTGTATTATAACATACGCATACAGTCCTACAGCGCGAAATGAAAGAAGTCAACCCCAAAAATGAAGAAAAGAGCGCATCGGACGCTTTCGATGAAATCGAAGAAGAGTTGATGCTGGACATTAGGTCCGCCGTTCAGGAATACGCGGAGGAGATGCAGGTAAAAAAGGTTAAGTCCCTAGCCAGGCACAATCCCGAGAAGGTAGCTAAGGTGCTTTATTTGTTCAGCACTGGCAACAGCCAGACTAGAATAGTCAGGCACTATAAGATCCCCAGGAATACCGTTGTGCACATAATGGTGGAGTTCGCGGATCACATTAAGAAGTTCAAGGAACTCGGGGGTAAGCTAGCTGCCAGGAACTACGTCAACATGTCCAGCCTGGAGGAGGACCTCATAGAGAAGGTCCGAGACAGAATGCAGAACGACCCAGAAATGCAGGTATCCTTCAAGGACCTCAAGGAGCTTTCAATAGCTAAGATTAATGCCAGCAGGGAAGCGCTCACGGCTAGGGGCGAAGCTACCAGTATAGTCGAAGAACGCAAGACCTTCTCCGACGAGGACTACGCCCAGGAGATCGCGAAGGTCAAGGCTGCCCTGGCAGAAGAAGCAGAAGTTATTGATATAGAAGAGGATGCTTAATGGACGAAGAAGTTCTAGGTAAGCTAAAAGAGATACTCGGGGAATACTACCCTAACTACATGATCATTGTCCTGGATGAATCAGGTGAAGTTCAATCCGATTACACGACTGTATCTGTAGCCAGGATGCTTATGCGAGAAGCTGCCCTGGACTTCAGGGATGACTCCGTGGAGGTTGTCTGGGACGACGAAGACGAATAATGTCCTTAATATTTACTAAGCACCCTTTGCTGCCGTCGTTGACGGATGCAGAGATAGTCAAGCTCTGGGACAAGGACCCAGGCTTACTTAAGAGCCTGCACAAGCAGCACGAAGAAAGAATCCAGGCTAGCGTTGATGACCCGCTTAGATACGGGTTCAATCTGTCTGGCTGGAGCAGAATCCAGGAGGCCCTGGAGACATCAGACGAAGCCCTGGTTCTGGGAGGCAACAGAAGCGGAAAGACTACAGGCTGCGCCAAGGCGGTCATGCGGGCCGTCCAGGAAAGCATGGACGGGCACATTGTATGCTTCAGTCAGAATGAAGACACTAGCATCAAGGTGCAGCAAGCTGCAATCTGGGAAATGATGCCAAGGGAGTTCAAGAAGAAGACCAAGAGCATAGAGGGCTACATAAACTACAGTATGCAGAATGGCTTCACAGCCAAGAGCTTCATCTTCCCTGACACCAGAACTCGGGTAGATTTTAAGACTTACACGCAGTTCAGTAACAATCAGACTATACTCGAGGGTATGGAGTTCGGGTTCAAGGACCCCAAGGGGATCAACATAGGAACCTGGTTGGACGAATACCTGGGTGACGCTACCCTGGTCAATACCCTACGCTTCAGATTAGCTACCAGAAACAGCAAAATGGTGATTGGTTTCACGCCGATTGACGGATTCACGCCATTCGTGGCGGAATACTTAGCTGGAGCGGAAACGCAAGAGACCAGATACGCCGAACTCTTGGACAGAGATCTACCAGTTGTGCAGAGCTGCAGCGATAGAGACGCTAAGATTGTCTATCTGCATTCTGATGAAAACCCCTTTGGGGGATACGACCGTATTGCCAAGGATCTAGCTTCTCAGACGGAAGAAGAAATTATGGTTCGTGCCTACGGCATACCCGTGAAGAGCATGACTTCCCTTCTGCCCTTGTTCAGCAGCTCCGTCAATGTATTAGGGGACAAGGAAAACCGTCACGGAATGCGTTTCCCTGACGTAACCTCAAAGAAGGACTTCACCTGCTACCAGGTATTGGACCCTGCGGGCGCAAGGAACTTTGTGTCTATATGGGCTGCTGTAAACGAAAAAGGAGAAGTATACATACTTAGGGAGTGGCCAGACAGATACACCTACGGAGAGTGGGCACTATTTGGACAGCCCAGGTGGAGATACGGCCCAGCGGCAAAGAAACTTGGGTTTGATATTGCGGCCTACGTAGAACTATTCAAGGAGATAGAAGAAGAATTGGGAATTGAAGTATACGAGCGCGTAGGAGACAGCAGATACTTTGCCAGGGAGAACGAGAACAACGAGGACCTCTTTACTGTATTCTCGGATAACGGAATGGATTTTATCCCGAGCAGTGGAGTAATGGAGGAAACGGGCATAACTGCCCTGGACGATTGGTTCGCCTACAACCCTAACGCCGATATAGATGAAGCAAACAAGCCTATGTGCTACTTGCACGAAAACTGCGAGAACACATTGGACAGTTTGATAAACTACAACAGTAGCGGAAAGAACGATGAAGCGCTGAAGGATTTTTTTGACGTAATGCGCTATCTGCGCATGATAAACTCTGGTGATGGACCAGATCACTACAACTCAAGCATGATAAGAGCGCTTGATACAAAGAATAAGGGATACTAATGCCGAAAGTAAAATTAATAAATATAGCCAAGGAGAACGGATTCGAGTTTGACCTGGCATTCAAGATAGCAAAAGAAAATCTAAAAGAGGAAATGCTTACGGGAAAAGGTAAGGCTACATGGGTAAGCGAAGAAGGACAAGATATCCTTGACCCTCTGCTCCTGGCCCCAGAGCTGCACCCCGAGGAATACCAGGGAGTGGTTGTAAGGTTGGCTCCCAACAAGAGTTATGTTTACGTAAAAGTAAAGGAGCTGAAAAAGAGCCTGCCCTGCGTTGTCCCAAGGGGGATTCAAGAAAAATTAATGGGCAAGAAGATTTCCGTCGAAGAAATAAAAGACAATAAGGGCTCCACTTTCAGATACGTTAAGAAAAAACTTTACTCCTAGCATGGAAGAAGAAGACGAAAAGGAGCTAACTCTCAATCAAAAATGGCTCGACGAAAACACTAACAGGCTGCTTGCCTGGGAGCTTCTGCGAAGAGGTTTAATGCTAGATTATAGTGAAATTCCGTCACAAAAATTATGTGATATGATTGGAGTCCCAAAAAACTACGTTTTTAACGTCATTAAACGAGCACAAAAAGTATGCAAACTGAAGCGTCCGAAGCATTAACATATCTTAAGAATAAGCCAGACGTAGGAGCATTGAGAAATGCCTACGATCAAACAGTAACCGAGCTAGAGTCATACTTTGACCAGTGCAGGAATGCTTACGACGATAGACGTAACTTCTGGCCTGGAAAAAGCAGAGACCTTCGCAAGCACGGAGCGGACGCTTTCCCCTGGGAAGGTGCCAGCGACATGGAAGCTCATGTAATAGAGGAAAGAATATCTAGACTTGTATCCCTACTCGTATCCAGTCTTAAAAGGGCCAACGTCAGGGCGTTTCCGACCGAAGGTACGGACGCAGAACGAGCCAAAATAGTATCCAGTTTCTTGAAATGGATGGTTAGTAGTGGATACATCCCTAGGTTTATGCGCGAAATGGAACTAGGCGCAAATTACCTCCTCGAGAGGGGCGTCCTGATTACATACGTAGGATGGCTAATAGAAGACAGAAGGATAATCCAGAAGTTAAACTTGGATCAAATTGTTCAGGCTGTCCCAGAGATTGGAACCCTGATGGATGAAGGTGACGACGAAGCTATCATCGATAGACTCAAGTCAGCCTACGACGGCGTAACAGATAAAAGGGGCAAGAAGGCGGTAAAGGATCTGAGAAAAATTGGCTATGCCGAGCTGCCCACAATAAGGAGAAGCATAGATGCTCCAGACGTAAAGACGCTTTCCCCCGACGGAGATTTCTTTTTCCCGTCATACGTGACTGACCCTCAGCGCAGTCCTTACTGCTTCTGGAGGAGTTATTACACTCCCCAAGAACTAGAAAACAAAATCCTGACGGACGATTGGGACGCGGACTTCGTTGAGAATGTAATACAAAAATACTCTGGGGTAAACCAAGATACCGTAGAGAGCGAACAGGGGATGCGGGGAGAAGGTCTAAGAGAAAGCACCTACGAATCCAATGACCTGGTTGAGATTATTCACTGCTTCCAAAGGTTGGTTGACCCTGACGACGGCGCAGAAGGAATCTATAGAACAATTTTTCACAGAAATCTAGGTAGCTCCGAAGATAGTCAATACGCAAAGTTCGAGTTGATGAACGGTTATGACGACTACCCAGTTGTAGTAACTAGACTTGCGGAAGACAGCAAGCGACTCTACGATACAACCACGGTCCCAGACCTGCTGAGGGGCATACAGAACCAGGTAAAAGTAGAGCGGGACTCCCGAATAGACAGAAACAGTCTATCTACGCTGCCTCCGATCATGCACCCAGTTAACCAGGCTCCTCAGGATTGGGGCCCAGGTAGATACATTCCTCGCAGGAGGAAGGATGACTACGAATTCGCGGACACTCCAGAGGCTAACTCCGCAGATGGAAGCATCGAAATGGAGAAGACCCAGCTGGATCAGGCCGATAGACTCACGGGGCTGGACGAAGGCAGCGAGGCATCCAAGGTAAAGAAGCAGTTCCTTGTTGATAAGTTCCTTGAGCACAGTGCAGAGGTTATGCGCATGTGCTTTACTTGTTTCCAGAGGTTCGGACCTGACTATATTTTCTTCAGGGTGACTGGAGTGCCAGATCCACAGGAATTCAGCAAGGGAGATCCCAATGAAAACTTCGACATTAGCATTTCCTACGACAGCATTAACACCGACCCAGAGACTCAAGAAGCAAAACTAAAGCAGCTTGTTGATCTTGTTAAACTGGACAGGAACGGAAGGATCAATGTAGACAACCTATTGATTGCTTACGCCAGCAGCATTGATCCTATACTTGCTGACGTCATCTTGCAGAAGTCAGAAACTGCAGCAGAAGATGTCCAGAGGGATGTCCTGGATGACCTGTCTAAGATTTTTGCTGGGATAGAGATGCCTGCTAGACCTAACGGTGGAGGAGCAGCAATGCCAATCATAGACAATTACTTGCAGCAACCAGATATTGCTCAAAGAATGCAGCAGGATCAATCCTTTTCTCAAAGGATAGAGAAATACAAGCAGCAATACACATTCCAAGAGCAGCAGCAGGTAAACGCAACTGAGAACGGAATCTATGGAACTGAAGCGGCATCCGTCGGAGGAGTTCAAACTCAAGACCTAGAGGGACAAGCTTAGCATGCAGCTACAAGATAATTTAAATGCTCTTCAGCAGCATGAATCATTCGCTGGCATGGTCAGGGAAATCGTTATGATGCGGGAGGAATGCATAAGAGAGCTTCAATCCGCAGAGATAGATAGGCTCCCTCAGATATCTGGTAAAATTTTGGCTTACGATGAGATAATCGGCATGTGCAATTGGGATCTTTTAATAAGAAGATTTCCAGATGCCTAGACGAAAATCGTGTGCTATAATCCAAACATCGCCATCGCTGGCGTAAAAAGCGTATATTATGAGTGAAGTCAACGAAACAGCTGACGCTGCAGCTGAACCAAAGCAAGCGACTAACATATCACAGTCGGAGTTCATTAACAGGAGGATTGGTCAACTCAATCCTTCCGCTGAAGAACAAGATAATCAAACTGAAGTTGAAGAAACTGCAGAAGAAGTCAACCAGGAGCCAGAAGAAGCTACTGAAGTAGCCGCAGACGAAGCGGTCGAAACTGATGAAACTGCAGAGGAAGAGCAGCAGGAGGAGGAAGCCGAGAGTGAAGATGATGTTCTTTCACAGATTGAACTGGATGACATGTCCGATGAAGAGCTTCGTGAGCTTTCCGATAAACTCGGGAGCAGAGCTGTAGCTAGATTCGGCGAACTGACGGCAAAGCGAAAGGCAGCTGAAGCTGAGTTAGAAAGACTCAGATCTGAAATGTCCAACAAGCTGGAACCGAAGGTCAAGGAATCCGAGAACCCATACAGGGACGTGAACTCAATGGAAAAACTGCAAAACGTGCAGGAAGAAGTTGAGCGAGTCATTGAATGGGCGGAGGATTTAATATTCAACAGTGACGGTTACTCAGCGGATGACCCTATTACCGAGATTGATGGCAAAGAAGTCACCAAATCAGAGGTAAGAAAGCACCTGCTGTCCGCAAGAAAAGCGGAGAAAAAGTATATCCCAGCCCAAATCAAAGCAATCCAAAGGCGACAAAATGCTGCATCGATGAAAGAATCCCTGCAGGAGCAAGCCAATGAAGAGCTAAGTTGGATGAAGGATGACAATGAAGTAAACCAAAAATACAAACAGATGCTCGAGGACCCTAGACTATCAAACATTGATGGACTGGACCCTGAGGTAGCTGCTCAAATGCCCTATCTTCTAGCGCATGCAGCCAACAGTATGTATGGCAGAAAGGTCCTATCGGAGTCCGCAAAGACCGCGACCAAAGCCAAATCGTCACGATTAGTTCCACCATCTGGAACCCCTGGATCGGCTCAGTCCGATAAGAAAGTGTCAAGTGCCCTAAAATCTATTAGAGCAGCCAGTGATCAATTCAAAACTTCGGGTAACCCCCGAGATTTCGCCGCCTTAAGAAGGTTGCAAATGGCTTCACGCCCTTAACCCATTAAATCGCTAATCAATAAATAATTAAATACTATGGCACAATTCTCAAATACATTCGAGAACACAAACACAGGTTCGGCTGTTTCTAATCGCGAAGACTTGACAGATGTCTTGACTATCCTCGCTCCAGAAGAAACACCCATCCTTTCATCCGCTAACAAGAAACGCGCAAACGCAACTAAGGTTGAGTGGACCGTTGACTCACTATCTACTCCTCAGAAAGCTGGTATTTCTGAAGGTGCTGATGTTGGAACATTCCACGACAAGTTCGCTGGTCGTGCTCGTCTTGGTAACCGCGTTCAAAAATTCCGCCGTGACTACATGGTATCCGATCTGCAAGAAGCAGTCGATTCTGTTGGTCCAGCAAAGATTGCCCAAGCTGAAGCTAAGGCTATCCGCGAAATGAAGCGCGACATCGAGTACACACTTGCATCTGACAACGAACAAGAAATTGAAGATGGTGATGGTCAGCCAAATGAACTTGGTGGTCTAGGTGACTGGATCCAAAACGCTGCTGGTTCAGCAGTAGTTCCATCTGCATTCAGAACTCCTGGTACAAGTATCGTTGACGTGACTGACGGAAGCTTCGGTGAAAGCGAGCTTAATGACCTCATTACATCGATCTTCCAGGTAACTGGTTCGACCGAAGACCTGATGCTCGTTGCTGACACTGCACTACGTAAGGATATCAGCGATTTCGCTCGTATCTCTACACCTGGAACCAGTCAAGTCAACACTCGCAGCGTTAACTACGACGGCAACAATGGCACCATTAAGCTATCCGTTGACCTCTATCAGTCCGATCACGGTGTAGTTTCTATCGTAAACGGTAACCCTGACTGCATGCCTACGCAAGCTGGCACAGCAGGAATGTCTGGATACTTGATCAACCCTGAATACTACGGTGTTCACGAGCTTATCCCAATGGGAAGCACTCGCCTACCTAACTTAGGTGGTGGTGAGCGTGGATTCGTTGATTGCGCTTTGACCCTTGGTGTATACCACCCAGGCGCTCACGGCAAGATCGGTTCAAGTGCGGTACCTACTTCGTAAGGTAATTAAATTCTGGTTGGGGGGCGAAAGCCCCCCTACCTTTTTAATATGGATATAATTGTTCCAAATCTAAAGCGATACTCCGACGGAGAGATTGATCGCGCCTTCATGAACGAAATCAAAAATGGTTTCAAGATTGAACGGGAAACGGAAAGCAAGAGAGTTGCCCAGGCAGCTAAAGAAGCCAAAGAGCTGAGAGGAAAAGTGCACCCAGTTCTCGGCAAACCAGTCGCAACTATTCCTCACAGAGAATATTTCCGACTTATCAAGACTTACGGCAGAGAGACCGTGCATTCTAAAGAATTTTTAAAGTATTACAATAAGAAGTTCCCAGAACTTAGCCCCAACAAAATCTAATGCAGAGTAGAACCTACGGAGACTTATTTAAGACGGCGTCGGCCCTTATCGGCACTGGCGGAGAACTTGATGCGACTGAACAGGATCAGTTAAGTCACTTCATTAACCGCAGGTTCCAACAGGCATTTGACGAGAGCTCAGCGTGGCCTAGATATTTTGTTCCTTCCGAAGAAAGGAAACTATCTAATTTTGAATTGGCTGGTTCAATACCTTCTAGCCGCAGGGTTCCTTATGCTAAATTTGGGGAATACCAAGGAAGCGATTTTTTTGCTCCTATTGATACTACTGGTAATACAGGTATATTTATGTATAAGGCCAGCTCTACTAAGAAATGGGCTCTTGCTTTTGGAACTTATACTAAGTCATATTCGCAGGGGTCTCCTGTCAGCTCTGTTACCATTTATGTAAATGAAAATTTATTTATTCAAGAGGGCACTGACTATTACGCAAGTCCCCTCGATGTTCCAAGGTGGATAGATAACGCATCATCAGTCAGTGGATTACTTGAGCTTAATCCTTTACAGGTAGTTCCTTATAGCGAAACCGAGGATTTTGAAAGTAGCCAAGGCGCACCTGATAGAGAGCAAAGACAAAACATAGGCGAATTTAATCGCATTCACCGCCAGGAAGCGTTCTTAAACAACTCAACTCTGGAATACAACTTTTATGTAGATGATGCGGGAGCTAATGTTTTAAATGTTCAGAATGGAACGGAAAAAGTATTTGTTTCCTACAAGAAGCAGTTCACCCCATTTACCGTCACCTCGGATTACTACAATTCTGTAGTAGAAGTTCCAGGTGAGTTCTTTAATTACATTGCGCACGCTGCTTACGCCGACTTCCTTAGGGTCCAAAACAGGCAGGAGCAGGCTGTAACCGAAGAGCAGGTAGCCCAGGGTTACCTCTTCCAGGAACTGGAAAAGATAGACCTAAAATCAAATAACAACAGCATAGGCAAGAAAATTTCAACCTACGTAAATAAACAATCCCGATAATAATCCTGTGATATAATAAAAAATTATGGCAAGTTCACGAAACAACACACTAGAGTTTTCATCAGCTGGTTCTCAGATCCTGGGAGGCAATGATGAAGTAACTGCAACAAGCATTGGGGCTATACAGTGCCTCAATGACACCGTATTAGAGACGCTAACATCAAGCAACATAGACACTAGCCTTCAAGTCTTAACGGGTAATACTAGCCCTGTTCTTCCAGCGGGAACAATTATATATGGCAAAATCTCAGCCGTAAAGGTAAAGTCTGGCCTCGTAGCTTTGCACAGAGTTTAAATTAAGATGTCACTAGGTATAGGTATAGGATTAAAGTAATATGTTTCTCAGTTTAAAACTTTCATTAAACGGGGAAAAAACATCTAGCGTTACTCCTCCACCCCCTGGACCCTTTTATTATTTAAGAACATCTCAAGCTGGAGTTTTTCTGCGTCCAGCATCAAACGATAGATACATCCGACCATAGCACTATATGTCAAACGTAACAGTCTCTTCAGATATTGACTCCTTCCTTTCTTCCCCTGGAACTCCGACCATATCGGAACTAAAAGCGAATGGAACAGGCAAATCCATTACTAAAGATAATTCTTATTTTAAAAACGGAGGCTTAAAGCTCAAAAAGTTTACATCGGACGACGAGATGGTTGCCCTTTTTTATGAGGGCAGTGGGGTAAACGCTAAAAATCTCGTTATGCGTCAGTTTTCTGGGGGTAACGCAGAAGGTGAAATAAAATTTTTAGGTAACACGCCAGCAAATTCCAACACTGTAAGGGTTTATGGAAAAAATGTAGATATCGGTTTTGACAACAAGGAAGATGATGGAACTGCAACTACCTTAACAAAAATACATAGTGACACCAATATTGTTGCTAATAAAAATTTAGTATTTACAGATACTCGTGATGATACGGAGGGTTTACGGTTTCATCACACTGGGGTTCGATCTACTAATGGTCAAGCTGGTAGAGATGTAATAATGATGGGGATGTATGGTTCCTATCCAGACTCAA